TTATTTTGAAAATTCTTTGACAGAAGAATAAAACTATGTTACAATCTATAATAGCAAAGCGAGAGATTTATCGCTTTGACTCTAGACAAACCAGTCACAACTACAAGGAGAAAAGACAATGGGAATTGATTTAGATAAAATGAAGCAGCGAAAGGCTGCACTTCAAGGCAGAGGTCCGAAGAGTGATACCTTCTGGCGTCCACAGGACGGCGAGCAGACTATCCGTATTGTGCCTACTGCTGATGGCGACCCCTTCAAGGATTTCTGGTTCCACTATAATGTGGGCAACAACCCAGGCTTTCTTAGCCCAAAGAAGAACTTTGGCGAAGAGGATCCACTGAACGACTTTGTTCGAAAGCTTTTTAACGAGGGCACCGAAGAAAGTATTAAAATGGCGAAGTCACTTATGGCACGTCAAAGGTTTTTCTCGCCCGTACTTGTACGAGGTGAAGAAGATAAGGGTGTTCGTATCTGGGGATATGGAAAGACGGTATATGAGCAATTGCTCAACCTTGTTCTTAATCCAGAATACGGAGATATTACCGATACCGAGACAGGAACCGATCTTGTTCTCCATTATGGTAAGCCACCCGGAGCAAGCTTCCCACAAACGAAGCTGACTCCACGTCGTCGCTCTTCTGTTCTCTGCGATGAGGCAGTTGGCGGTGATGATCGTTGCGCGGAGTTGCTTGAAAGCATTCCAGAATTCGACACGCTCTTTGAGCGTAAGACACCAGCAGAAGTTGGAGCTATGTTAGATGCTTACCTGCTTGGTGAAGAAGGCACCAACGAGGAGACTGGTTCAACCACAACCCCTCCTCCCTCCACTGACACAGTATCCTCTGTTGATGCTGCCTTCAACGAACTCATGGGAGCGTAATCCCCGCGCCCACAGGGAGGCACAGGGTTATCAGGTGCCTCACACTTTTTTATTTGGAGATTAAATGAGAATGGCGAAAGCTAAAACTACAAAAGCTGGCAAGTTAAACTTGTCTGACATGCGAGCCCTTATTAACAAGAGGGCTGGTCTTAATGTCGCACATGACTTGACCGAGCAAAACCCTACCGAGGTTAAAGATTGGATTCCAACGGGCTCTCGTTGGTTGGATTCTATTATTTGTCGTGGTCAACTTTCTGGCATCCCTGTCGGTAAAGTTGTTGAAATCGCAGGTCTTGAAGCGACGGGTAAGTCTTATATGGCAGCACAGGTCGCTGCGAATGCACAAAAGATGGGAATGGATGTTATTTATTTTGACTCCGAGTCTGCGATTGACCCTGCTTTTCTTGAGAAAGCGGGCTGCGATTTAAGCAGCCTTCTTTATGTTCAGGCAGCCTCAGTTGAGTTTGTTCTGGAAACTATTGAGGATTTGCTCGCCAACAACGACAATCGAATGTTGTTTATCTGGGATTCATTGGCTCTAACGCCAGCGATTTCCGATATCGAGGGAGATTTTAACCCTCAGTCTTCTATGGCTGTAAAGGCTCGCATTCTCGCCAAGGGCATGTCTAAGTTGACCGTACCCATTGCTAACTCGCAGTCTACCTTCTTAGTGTTGAACCAGTTGAAGTCAAACATCACTCGTTCACCCTCTGAGGCTATGACGACCCCTTATGTAACACCAGGCGGAAAGGCTATGATTTATGCATACTCACTTCGCATCTGGCTGACTGGGCGAAAAGCCAAGGCATCTTTTGTCACTGATGACAAGGGCTTTCGCATCGGTTCAGAGGTTAAGGTTAAGCTTGAGAAGTCTCGCTTTGGAACTCAGGGTCGGCAGTGTAACTTCCGTATCCTTTGGGGTAACGAGATTGGTATCCAAGACGACGAGAGCTTGTTCGATGCGATTGCTGGTTCTTCCAACTTGGTCCGCACAGGTGCTTGGTATACCCTGTTGGATTCCAGCGGAAATGCACTTGGTCCAAAGTTCCAAGCTACCAAGTGGACTGAGCGTATGACTGATGAAGACTTCCGTGCAAGAGTCTATGAGATTATGGATGAGGAAGTTATTTACAAGTTTGATAAGCGCGAAGGTAGCGCAGCAGATTTTTATGAAGAAAATGATGAATAAAAAAACTAGTTATTCGTCTATAGAACAGGAGTTAAAACAATGAAATCACTTATTACCGCCGCTCTCTTTGGAGCGTTTCTTTCTGGGTGTGTCGCACACGCTCATCCCCCCCGAGCACATGTTCAAGTGCCCCAACATCAAGTCAAGGCTTGGGTGTGGACATCTGGTTATTATCGAGCCAATGGTGTCTGGGTTCGCGGAACATGGAGTCTTCAGTATGTGGACCGCCACATGTTGAACCGTCATCCTCGCACGCATGTACGTTGGGTGCAAGGTCGCAAACGACCAACGCCGCCACCGCGTCATACAAGGCAACGCCGCCGTCATCGTCCTCGTCGATAAATAAATCGCCCCCTTCTGGGGGCATTTTTTTTAATAAAATCCTTGACAACATTATAGGATAGTGATATATTATTATCATGCTTGAGTGGTGGAATAGGTAGACACAAGGGACTTAAAATCCCTCGCCCATCTGGGCATGCGGGTTCGATTCCCGCCTCAAGTACCATTTATTATGAAACGACTATTAGTAATTGACGCTCTCAACTTGATGTTCCGCAACTATATTGTGAACCCAAGTTTATCTACAAACGGACAACCCATTGGAGGATTAAAAGGCTTTCTCCAATCTCTTCAGAAGCTTATCAGGGAAACAAAACCTGACCAAGTTGTTATCTGCTGGGATGGCGAAGGCGGCAGCCAAAGGCGCAAGTCTAAGAACAAGGGCTATAAAGAAGGGCGCAAGCCTATCCGCCTTAACCGAGACATTCGCAACCTTACCGAGAATGAAGAGGTTTCCAATAAGATCTGGCAACAAACACGACTTGTTGAATATCTTAATGAGCTTCCCATCGTCCAGCTTATGTTGCCAGCCGTGGAAGCAGACGACATTATTAGCGTGGTTGTTCAACACCCAAGCTTTGCTGGCTGGCAAAAGGTTATTGTTTCGTCAGACAAAGACTTCTTCCAGTTGTGTGATGGAGAGACAATTGTTTTTCGACCAATCCAAAAACAAGTCATCAACCAGAAAAATCTCGTTGAAGACCATGGCATTCACCCAAAGAACTTTGCCCTTGCCCGTGCTATCGCTGGAGACAAGTCGGACAATCTTCCAGGTGTCGGCGGTGTTGGTCTTCCCACAATTTCCAAAAGATTCCCCTTCTTAGCAGAAGATGTTTCTTATGATATCGATACACTGATGGAATACTCACAAGAGCATGCAGGCAAGGTTAAGGCATATACAAATGTGCTTGAAAAACGAGATGTGGTAGAGGAAAACTATCGACTCATGCAACTTTACACGCCATCGGTTAGTGTGCAGGGTAGACAAAAAATTAATTACGCGCTAGAAAACTTTAAACCAGAGTTCGCTAAAACAAATATGAAGGCGATGATGATTGAAGATGGCTTTGGTGTTGTTAACTTTATTGATATGTATGCTTGGATGAATAAGATTGTAGCAGATTCCCGAAGATAAAACTATTTATTAGTATGAAACTATACAACAAATGGAGAGAAACTTTTGGTGGCTCAGATAAAGCAACTCTGGACTCTGAGTTTCTCGTTAAAAACTTTAAAAACTTTGTAAACGAGCAAAACGATCCAGAAGATGTAGATCTATCAAGCTTTGAGTTCCATGATGAACTCAATAAGGACTTTTGGAATCAAGAGGATAACAGACTTGATCCTGAGATTAGGCAAAAGTTGATTGCAATCGCAAATGATTTTTGGAACTCACTTGAAGTAGGCGATGCAGAGTATGACGACATTACTTTCACAGGCTCCCTCGCTGCTCACAACTATTCCCAGTTCTCAGACGTAGATCTTCATATTCTTGTAGACTTCTCCGATATTGATGACAAGACAGATTTGGTCAGAGAATATTTCAATGCGATGAAATCTATTTGGAATCGTCTTCATGACATTCTTATCAAAGGCTACGAGGTCGAGATCTATGTTCAAGATGTCAACGACCCTCACGAAGCACAAGGGCTTTACTCTATTTCAAACGATGAATGGATTAAGAAGCCAGTTCTTGATAAACAAGACTTTGATAAAGACAATGTAAAGAAAAAAGCAGCAGGTCTTATGGACCAAATTGACAGGCTCCAGCCTCTCATTGACGAGGGGAAATATGAAGAAGCCGAAAAGTATGCGGACAAGCTAAAAGAAAAGATTCGCAAGATGAGAAAGACAGGATTAGAAACTGTTGGCGCG